TGCACCCACACAAGAAAGACTTACTTGTCCTTGACGACCGATCCAAAGCGATGAAGCTCAAGCAGTTTTACGACTACGAAGACGAACGGTTTACGCTGTGGGATACTAAGTGCAAGACTGGACTTGGTGCGTGGTTGTTGGAAGAGATACGGATCGAGACTGGTGTATGGGAGATAGGCTTTGCTGTTGGCACTCAGAAGGGACACAAACCGGAGCGTATATGTGTGCCAAGTGGTGAGTATACGGACTGGGTCAAACGATTTGATGCATGGAAGGAGACGACCCGTGTGTTTAAGATGGCACTGCCTGACGAACCTGTTGACTGGTACGAGTTGATCGGTGGAGGGTACAGCTTAAAACACCTACCACCACAGGAGTTCTTCACAGGTAAGCCGTTGTCTTGGTTCAAAGAACACAAGCGTAGCTACGAACACGCCTTTGCTGCTGTTAATAAATTACAGAAGGTAGCGTGGCATATCAATGATGACATGTTATCTATCGTCCGTAAGTGTTACGACAACAAGCGAGTGGTTGGAAACATACCGAACTTCTCCGAGATACCAGAGCAACCGAGGTACACAGGCAATGACGAGACGGAACTGAGGGCGTGGAAGCTGAAGCAAAAGGACATCAAGCAGATGAACGAAGCGAACAGTAGTAAACGTTACCTGACCGTCCGTATTCTACACCTCGCCAAGCTTTATAGTGAGTGGGATAAGTTTTACTTTCCGTACCGTTGTGATTACCGAGGCAGAGTGTACGCTATTCCGTACTACTTACATCCACAAGGGTCTGACTTAGCGAAGAGTTTGTTGGACTTCAGTAACGGACAACAAGTGGTGGATGAAGAGGACTTGGAAGCTGTGCTAATCCACGGAGCAAACATGTGGGGAGTAAAAGGTACAAGAGCGGAACGACTTGAGTGGGTGGGTAAGCGTCAGAACTTTATACTTGAAGCAGCGAACGACCCACACGGAACCGATTGGTGGACAGACGCAAGTGATCCGTTTTGTTTTCTTCGATTCTGTCTGGAGTACAAGCAGTTTACAGAAGAGGGGTACGGATACGTTAGTTATCTACCTGTTCGACAAGACTGTTCCAACAACGGTATGCAAATCCTTTCGTTATTACTACGGGACAAAGAGACCGGACGGATGTGTAACCTTGTCGAAGAAGACCAAGCGAATGATATGTACCAAGAGTTTGCTGACCGTGTGTACGAGGAGTTAAAGGCAGACGGTGGTGTGATTGCACAGGGGTGGTTGAAGTTTGGTATCAGTCGGAAGTTAGCGAAGCTTGCCATCATGAACCGTCCGTACGGAGCTACCCACTATAACCTCGTACAAGATGTCTTTAAAAGTATCGGAGTGAACCACAACTGGTCATCGACTGGTGAGATGCTTACTGCTGTTATCTATCTGTGTAAGATCGTCAATCGATTAGCAGACCAAGCGTGTCGCCCAGTTAACAGAGTGATGAAGTTCCTTCGTGCTTGTGTGCGTGGGTTAGGGTGTGACGAACCGATCACATGGTCTACACCTACTGGATTCAAAGTAGTACAAAGCTACCGCAAGTTTAAGAAGTTAAAAGTGGAGTCTGTATTCCAAAACATGAGCATCAGTATAACAACAGATGAGCTTAGAGATAACATAGATGAAAGAGGACAATGCAACTCTATCACTGCTAACTTTATCCACAGCCTTGACGCTTGTATGGTACATCAAGTTGCTAATGAGGTTGACTTTGACTTAGCTACCATTCATGACTGCTTTGTGACACACGCATCCAATGCAAGAAAGATACACCAAATAGTAAGAGAGATGTACGCTAAGACTTTCACTGTTGATCTCCTGACTGAGTTCCGAATGGAGCAAATCAACAACAACCCAGATGCAGTATTGCCGGAAGTGCCGGAGCTTGGAGACCTTGATGTCTCTGCAGTAAAACGCCAGCAGTATCTGTTATCTTAATAACCAATAATAAATACACTGAGAAATATGACAGTAAAAGCACGTAAGAAACACGACATAATAAAAGCACAAGGCACTGCAAGATACGCCCACTTGAATGAACCTAACAAACGGTTTGATGAGTACGGAGTATGGAGTTGTGACCTTGTTATCGACGACGAAACAAAACAAGGAATCGTACAGAAGTTAAAGCCGTTATACGAGGCTGAGTTACGAGACATTATGGAAGCTAACCCCGGTAAAAAGATCGAGCAGAAGGGCTTACCTTTTAGCGAGGTAGATGGCGGACATATGTTGAAAGCAAAGCTGAAAGCTGGAGGCAGAAGACGGGACGGTACAGAGTATCAGTTATCTATCGCTCTGTTTGACAGCCAAGGTAATAAGTTACCGGAAGATGTACAAGTATGGGGAGGTTCCAAAGTGAACGTAGCATTTCGTCCGAAGTTCTGGTACGTAGCAAGTCAGGGGTTTGGGGTGACCTTTGAGTTGTCTGCTGTCCAAGTGATCGAGCTATCTAACGGTGGTGTAAACAGTCCAAGTGCAGATGCTTTTGGATTTACTTCGGAAGAAGGATACATCGCTAACGGAGGTGAGAACTTAGACTCAGCATTCGATGCGGAAGAGACAGAAGAGACAACGCTCACAGCGAACTTCTAACTACCGCTCAGGATTCGAGGCTAAACTAGCACACCAATTACAGCGTGGTGGTGTTAGCTTTCAATACGAGTCGATCAAGTTAGAGTACACAAAGACTGCTACTTATACTCCTGACTTCATATTACCTAACGGCATCATCATAGAAGCTAAAGGTGTATGGACAGTGGAGGATAGAACGAAGCATTTACTAGTCCGAGAGCAACATCCACACCTAGACATAAGACTAGTATTTATGAATGCTTCTAATAAGATTCGTAAGGGAAGCGACACCACCTACGCTAAATGGTGTGAGAAAAAGAATATACTATATGCAAACAAAACTATACCTAAATCATGGCTTTCACAACCACCCATCAACCATGCAGTAAGTGCGGATCAAGTGACGCATTGTCCACCAACGACGACGGTAGCACCCACTGTTTCAGTTGCGACGATCACGTTGGAGCCGGACGAATGAAGAATGAATCAACCTCCCCAACACCGAGAGATTACGTACGAGGAGAACCAGAAGCAATAGCACGACGCAACCTGACGGAAGACACTTGTCGGAAGTGGGGGTACTGGTGTGGTGTATACAACGGTGAGCCTGTACAGATAGCTAACTATAAAACAAGGGACGGTAAGACGTGCGGACAAAAGATACGCACACCGAACAAGAAGTTCCACATAAAAGGAGAGCTACTAGGACTGTACGGTCAGCACCTTTGGCGAGACGGTGGTCGTCGTGTCATTGTAGTGGAAGGAGAGATCGACGCTCTTAGTACCAGTCAAGCAATGGATAACAAGTGGCCCGTCGTATCTGTACCGAACGGAGCAGGAGCCGCTAAGAAATATGTAGCTCAAGCAATCGATTGGTTAGACAGGTACGAACAAGTGGTCTTTTGTTTTGACATGGATGATGTCGGACGAAAGGGAGCAGCAGAATGTGCAGCCCTGTTAACACCCGGCAAAGCGTACATCGCAGAGATACCACTGAAGGACCCGTCGGATATGTTAGTAGCTGGACGAGCGAAGGAGTTAGTCAGTTGCTTGTTCGATGCTAGAGAGTACAGACCAGACGGCATCGTAAACGGTAAAGAACTATGGGATGTTATCGCTGATAGAGAACACAGTAAATCTATACCTTATCCGTATGCTGGGTTGAATGAGCTGACGCTTGGACTGAGACAAGGAGAACTTGTTACCGTGTGTGCAGGTAGTGGTATAGGTAAGTCGTTATTCTGTAGAGAGATAGCTCACCACATCCTTGGACTAAACGAGAAGGTAGGATACATAGCTCTTGAAGAAAGCGTACGACGCACAGCTCTCGGTATCATGGGCATCCACATCAACAAACCTATACACCTTGAGGAAGACGATACAAGTGAGGAGGTACTGAGACCTGCGTTTGAAGAGACGGTAGGTAACGGAAACTTCTACACTTACGATCACTTCGGATCGATGGATAGCGACAACTTACTAGGTAAGATAAAGTACTTGGTTAAGGGGTACGATTGTAAGTGGATATTCTTAGACCACCTATCGATTGTTGTTAGTGGTATCCAAGGAGACGACGAGAGACGATTGATTGACAACACCATGACTAAACTTAGGAGTCTTGTTGAAGAGACAGGGTGTGGTATGGTACTTGTAAGCCATCTGAAGCGTGTCGATAGTGGACACGAAGAAGGAGGACGAGTAAGTCTGCACCACCTAAGAGGTAGCCAAGCAATCGCACAGCTATCGGACATGGTGATAGGACTGGAACGTAACCAACAAAGCGAAACAATAAGCAACGAGACACGAGTCCGAGTACTGAAGAACAGATTCAGCGGACAGACAGGACACTGTGACACTTTGTATTACAGCTGTGATACAGGTAGATACACTCCTGATGTGTTCAAACCAACAAACGATGAAACCAATAACCCATTCTAAGAACTATGACACGAACACTATTCTTTGATATAGAGACCAACCCGATTAACGATTGGTCTACCTACTCAGACTTACACACCGTACACTGTCTATCTATCTACGACCCAATGATCCCTAAGATGCTGACGTTTCACGGGGAAAGTATCGAGCGTGGATTACTAGAGCTACAGAAAGCAGAGCGTATCGTCGGACACAACGTCATCGACTTTGATATACCTGCGTTGAAGAAGCTGTACGGTTTCTCACCACCACTGATTAAAGTACTGGATACACTTGTTGTTAGTCGATGTGTGTTTCCTGATCTACGGAACGATGACTTCGGACGGAACGGATTCGATAAAGCACTCGTTGGCAGTCACTCGTTAAAAGCGTGGGGACACCGGATGGGCAGCACAACGAAGCTGACATACGGAGAGGAAGACGGAGCGTTCGATGAGTACAACGATGAGATGCGTAAGTACTGTGAGCGTGATGTTATCGTTACTCAGTTGTTGTACGATTACTTATTCAAGCAGAACCCAAGCAAAGAGATGATAGCTATAGAACATTGGTTCAAGTTTGTTATTTGTATGCAAGAGCGACACGGGTTTAAGTTCGACTTAGATAAAGCAGACGTACTGACTGCCAAGCTGATGGGTATCCGAGCGAAGCTGACCACTGAATTACAAGACGCTTGGAAACCAACAGAGGTGGAGATGAAAAGCCCGGCAGGGTGGACGCTCACAACAGACCAAGCAACGTACGAAGGTAAGACAAAGAACGACATCAAGCTACAACTAAAGGAAGCTGGTGAAGTACAAGCACTCGTTAAGAATGCAGTGAAGACTGGTAACGCTGTGAAAGAGATACCGTTCAACCCCGGCAGTCGTAAGCAGATCGCTGAACGATTGATGGGTCTTGGATATGAACTGCCTACTGAGAACGACGGAGTATCTTATAAGGTAGATGAATCTGTATTACGTGGTATCGACCACCCTATAGCAGAGGATTTGTTATCGTATCTACTCGTACAGAAAAGACTTGGTCAGTTAGCAGAGGGTCAACAAGCGTGGCTCAAGCTACAAAAGAACGGAGTGATACACGGTAGCGTCAACACTAACGGAGCAGTCACGGGTAGATGTACACACAGCAATCCTAACGTGGCACAAGTACCAAGTGTACGAGCTGAGTTCGGATCAGAGTGTCGTGAGTTATTCACAGTGCGTAACGGTTACAAGTTAGTAGGGTGTGACGCATCTGGACTTGAGCTTCGTATGCTTGCCCACTACATGGCGTTCTACGACGGCGGAGAGTACGCTAAGATTGTTACGGAAGGAGATGTACACACCGTTAACCAAAAGGCAGCAGGTCTGGAGACACGTGACCAAGCTAAGACATTCATCTACGCTTTGTTGTACGGAGCAGGTGACGAGAAGATTGGTAACATAGCAGGTGGTAATGCACAGCTTGGACAACAACTAAAGCGTAAGTTCTTCAGCAGTCTACCAGCACTCGCTCGTTTACAAGCTGATGTACAACGAAAGGTAAAGCACGGTGGAGAGTTGATCGGTCTGGACGGACGCATCCTACCGATACGCAGTAGTCACGCAGCACTGAACATGTTATTACAATCGGCAGGTGCTGTGTGTATGAAAGTAGCGTTGATCCAACTGTTTCATTTACTGAATGGATTGAGGTGGCAACACGGCAGAGAGTACGCATTCGTAGCTAACATACACGACGAGTTCCAAGCAGAGGTAACACCTGATAAAGCAGAAGCGTTTGGTAAGTTAGCAGTAGAATCTATCCAACACGCAGGCAAACAACTGAAGCTGAACGTACGTTTAGACGGTGAGTATAAGATCGGTAACAACTGGGCGGAGACACATTGATGACAGAGATAGAATATGATATGTACACTACCCTTGCCAATGTCTATGATACACAAGACCTTACAGTTAACTACGACTGGAGACAACAATACAACGATAAGATGCCATCTTCAAACGCACAACGGATCGGAGCGATAGCTGAGACACGATTCATCGCTGAATGTTTAGAGCGTGACTTTGAACCACACACCCCTACAACGCCGATGCCTTGGGACTTCATTGTCACTTGTCCAGCAGGAG